ATGATACATAGAAAGAAAGAAACAAATACATTGTATACAGTTAATGCATTGAATGTTATCATATTGAAAGCTAATAATGGTATATTGGATAAGAAATTTATTATTAATTGGTCAAATTATGAAAACTCATTGTTGCTAACCGATGGTGATGAGTTGAGACATATACATTTAGATTTACATAAAAGAATTGATATATAATTAGGATATTAAAAATATTTTCTTTATATTTATAATAAGATTGAATAGAAATTAACAATTAACAAATAAAAACTTTTTTGCAACTTTTTTCGATAATCCTTAGGATAAATGAAATAAAGTTGTTATATTACTAATTAATTATTAACCATTAAAAAATAGGAGAAAAAAAATGGCAATTGATTTAAACGCGATTAAGGCTAAACTTAATCAACTACAAACGACCGGCACCCGCCGAAACAATTTATGGAGACCTGAACCAGGTAAACAAATTGTAAGAATTGTGCCTTATCAGCACGACAGAAGTAATCCTTTCAGAGAACTTTATTTTCATTATGATTTAGGTAAGAAAAATTATCTATCTCCAATCACGAACGGAAAACCAGATCCAGTTGTTGAGTTTTGCGAAAAACTTAAAGCATCAGGTAATTCAGATGAGTGGAAGTTAGGTAAGAAGATGGAACCTAAAATGAGAACATATGTTCCTATCCTTGTAAGAGGACAAGAATCAGAAGGTGTTAAATTTTGGGGTTTTGGAAAACAAGTATATACTGAGTTATTAGGTATTATATCAGATCCAGATTATGGTGATATTTCTGACCCAATGGGAGGTAGAGACATCTTAGTTGAATTTACTCCAGCAGAAGCAGGAGCATTTCCAAAAACTACTATCAGAGTAAAGCCAAATGTTACTCCAATGACAGAAGATAAAAATGTAGCTGAAATGGCTGCAAATCAACAATCTAATTTAGATGATATCTTCAAAGAGCCATCATATGATGATCTTAAAGAAGCATTGGAAGCTTGGTTGAATCCTGACAGCGATACTGGTTCTTCAACAGATGCAAGATCTGCATCGACAGAAGCACCAAAGAAAGAAGAAACAGCTCCGGCTGGCGTCAATAAAGTAGATGATGTATCTGCTGCATTTGACGAGTTATTTAACGAGTAATAGAGGTTACATTTATGGCAAAATCAAAAACAAAAAGTGAACTAGCAGACTCCTTAGCAGTCGAATTAGCAGATAATCTTAATAAGAAGTTCAAGAATACAGGATATCAAACTGCATTTTTCTTGGATGGAGATACTAAGGCACCTAGTGAAGTTCGTGGTTGGGTAGGAAGCGGTTCATCGATGCTTGATCTTGCAATTTCAAATCGTAAGGAAGGTGGTTTTCCTGTCGGTAGAATTACTGAAATTACAGGTTTAGAAGCATCAGGAAAATCATTATTAGCAGCACATGCTTTGGCAAATTGTCAAAAGGAAGGCGGATTAGCTGTTTATATTGATACAGAAAATGCAGTAAGTAGAGAGTTTTTAGAAGCAATAGGACTTGATCTTGAAAAGATGTTATATGTCCCTTTAGAAACAATCGAAGACATTTTCGAAGCTATCGAAAGTATAGTTGAATCGGTTAGAAAATCTAGCAAAGATAGATTGGTAACAATCGTAGTAGATTCTGTAATGGGAGCTTCTACAAAAATTGAAATGGCCAAAGAATTTGATAAAGATGGTTATGCAACAAGTAAAGCTATTATTTTATCAAAAGGTATGCGAAAGCTTACAAATATGATAGGCCGAGAAAAGATTTGTTTGATATTCACAAACCAGTTAAGAACTAGACTAGGTGTAGCATTTGGAGACCCTTATACTACTTCAGGTGGTAAAGCTATTCCATTTCACGCTTCGGTAAGGTTACGACTCAAATCAGTTGGTCAAATCAAAGTTAAGAAAGACGGTGTCGATCAGGCTATCGGAATCAAGACTAGATGCCAAGTGGTTAAAAACAGAATGGGTCCACCACTTAAAACTATTGATTATGATATCTATTTTGAATCAGGTATTGATAACTATGGTGGTTGGCTAAATGTTATGAAGCAATTTAAGTTAGTAGGAACAGCAGGTGCATGGTATACTTTTACTAGAGCCGATGGTACGGATATAAAATTCTTATCAAAAGACTTCGAAAAGAAATTGGAAGAAGTTGATGGATTGAAAGAAGAAATATATGATGGTATCTGTGAAGCCTATATTCTTAAATATAAGCCAGGCGAGGATATTGGTATTGACGATGTTGAAATTAGTGAAGATTTTGTTAACGAAGAAGGTTAATGAAAGCTAGATATTTTGACATACTACGAGAAGTAGAAAGGGAAAGAGAGCAAGGCACGGGTTCAAGTAAAGACAGCCATCTTTTAGTAATCGACGGTCTGAATACATTCATAAGAGTGTTTTCAGCCGTCCCTGCTCTTAATGACGACGGACAACATATTGGCGGCGTAACAGGTTTTTTAAGATCTGTTGCCGCTGTTATCCGTAAGATAAAACCTACGAGATGTATTATTGTATTCGATGGTAAAGGTGGTTCTAAGCGTAGGAGAGAATTATATCCAGAGTACAAAGCAAATCGAGCAAATAAGACAGCATTTAATAGATATCGAGAATTTGCTTCATTGGAAGATGAACAAGATAGTATGAAACGACAATTTGGAAGAGTAATTCAATATCTAAATTGTTTACCAGTTACTACTCTATCAATTGATAATGTAGAAGCAGATGATATAATGGCTTATATTGCTAATGAGATATACACAGAAGAAGAAAATAGAGTTACTATTTGTTCAACAGATAGAGACTTTCTTCAATTAGTAAATGAAAGGATTTCAGTTTGGAGTCCTATAAAAAAGAAGATGTACACGCCAAGTGTAATGCAAGAAGAATTTGGATTTAATTCAAAGAACTACTTGTTATATCGTTCTTTTATCGGTGATAAGTCCGACAATATACCAGGCCTCAAAGGAGTAGGGCCTAAAAGCCTAATCAAGCATTTTCCTATGTTTACTGAAAATAGAGAAGTAACAATTAAGGAGCTTGTGGAGCATGCATCAAATGTAGAAAAGAAATATAAAGTTCATGAACTAGTTTCAAAGAACGAAGAGTTATTAGACCTTAATTATAGACTTATGCAACTAAAAGAAGTTGATATAAATGGAGGAGCTAAAATGTTAACTCTTAATAAAGTACAAGGTGACATAGATAAACTAAATACTTATGAGTTCAAGAAAATGTTTATGGCAGATAAAATGTATACAGTTATAAAAGATTTAGATTCTTGGTTAACTTCTTCTTTCAATTCATTGAATGCATTTGCTTCGTTGAAAAAAGATTAGGTTATTTGAAAAAATTTTTTTATAATTAATGCATGACAGATAGATTAAGTAGTTACGGATACGCATTTCAGATTAAGGTTATAACAAGCTTGTTAGTAGATAAATCATTTCTACAACAGATTTCAGATATTCTTAGTCCGAAATATTTTGAATCAGATGCCAATAACTGGATTGTAGATACGATATTAGAGTATCAGAAAGAATATAATGCTTCGCCTACATTAGAAGTAATGAAAGTTAAACTTGAAAAGGTAGAACATGATGTTCTTAAAGAACAAGTTGTTGCACATCTGAAAGACGCATGGAAATATACAGATTCAACTGATTTAGAATATATTAAAGATCAGGCAATGGACTTCTGTAAAAATCAAGAGATCAAGAAAGCAATATTAGGATCAGTTGAATTATTGAAACATGGACAATATGAAGAAATAAAAGCAACGGTTGATAATGCTCTGAAGGCAGGTGCTGATAAAAATATTGGACATGATTATATGACAAATATAGATGAACGATATACAGAGGCAGTAAGATTTGTACAAGAAACTCCATGGGAAGTTATCAATGAATTGACTGATGGCGGATTGGGCAAAGGAGAATTGGGTGTTATGGTAGCGCCTGCAGGTATTGGTAAGTCATGGGCATTAATGAATGTAGGAGCTCATTTGGTTAAGAAAGGAAAGACAGTACTTCATTATACATTAGAGCTTAATGAAGCATATGTTGGATTGAGATATGATTCAGTTATTACAGGTATAGCAAATCAAAATTTAAAACATTATCAAGAAGATATTAAAGAACAGTTATCTAAATTGAAAGGTGAATTGATCATTAAACATTATCCTACAAAATCAGTATCAGTTATGGGATTGAGAGCTCATGTTGAAAAATGTATTATGCAAGACAAAAAGCCTGATTGTATCATTGTTGATTATGCAGATTTGTTAAGAGGTCATGGCCAAGAAAAAAGACATGAACTTGAAGGTATATATGAAGATCTTCGTGGTATGGCAGGAGAATATGAAATACCAGTTTGGACAGCATCTCAAGCAAATAGATCAGCTTTAGAAGAAGATGTTATTGATGCTAGTAAAGTATCTGAATCATATGGTAAGGTAATGGTCGCCGATTTCATATTATCATTATCTAGAAAGGTTCAAGATAAATTAGCAGGTACAGGCAGGTGGCATGTTATAAAAAATAGATTTGGTCCTGATGGTATTACATTGCCAAGTAAGATGAATACTTCCAATGGTCAATTTAATATTTATACAGATACGTCTGTAGGCGGTAAGGATACTCAAAAGCAGATGGATAATGGTAATGAAATGGCTAGACAGATGTTAGCTAGGAAATACCAAGAAACTCAGAACGAAGGTTTTGAATAAAAAAGTTAAGAAAAAGTTACGTAAAAGAGGCTTGGATATGCACTCGGTGTATATTTATTAAGGAAATTAGTTGTTTTACGTAGCCGACGGGAGCTACATTTTTACATTATAAATTAAAGAAAAAGGAAGAAAAGACATGGACATCTCAACAAAAATATTATCAGATATTACAGTATACATGAAGTATGCAAAATATATTCCAGAGTTAGAAAGAAGAGAGACTTGGGAAGAATTAGTTACAAGAAATAAGGAAATGCATCAAAAGACCTTTCCAACACTTAAAAAAGAAATAGAATCAGCATATAAATTTGTATATGATAAAAAAGTTTTGCCTTCGATGAGAAGTATGCAGTTTGCAGGTAAGCCAATTGAGATCAGTCCAAATAGAATTTATAATTGTGCATATCTTCCTATAGATGATTGGAGAGCTTTTTCTGAAACAATGTTTTTACTTTTAGGTGGAACAGGGGTAGGATATTCAGTACAGAAACATCATGTAGATGAATTGCCTGAAATTAGAAAGCCTAATTATAATAGAACAAGAAGATTTTTGATTGCAGATTCAATTGAAGGTTGGGCAGACGCAGTTAAAGCATTGATGAAGAATTATTTTCAAGGTGGTTCTCATCTAAAATTTGATTATTCAGATATTAGACCAAAAGGTGCAAGACTTGTAACATCGGGCGGTAAAGCACCAGGCCCTCAACCATTGAAAGAATGTTTAGTAAAAGTAGAAGGATTATTGAAAGGAAAAGAGGATGGAGAAAAATTATCTACGTTGGAGACGCACGATATTGTTTGTCACATTGCCGATGCAGTATTGGCCGGCGGGATTCGTCGTGCTGCTCTTATATCGTTATTTTCAGCGCATGATGAAGAAATGATTGCTTGTAAGTCTGGTAACTGGTGGGAATTGAATCCACAAAGAGGTAGAGCAAATAATTCAGCAGTACTTATGAGACACAAAATTACCAAAGAGTTCTTTATGGATCTATGGAAAAGAGTTGAACTATCGGGTGCAGGAGAGCCTGGCATATACCTTTCTAATGATAAAGATTGGGGTACCAATCCATGCTGTGAAATTGCATTGAGACCTTTCCAATTTTGTAATTTATGTGAAGTAAATGCAAGTGATATTGAGTCTCAGGAAGATTTTGAAGCAAGAGTTAGAGTAGCATCATTTATTGGAACACTTCAAGCAGGATATACAGAGTTTCATTATTTAAGACCAGTATGGCAAAGAACAACAGAAAAGGATGCACTTATAGGTGTGTCAATGACAGGTATTGGTTCTGGTACAGTATTAGGATATGATATGAAGTCTGCAGCAAAAGTAGTTAAAGAAGAAAATGTTCGAGTAGCAGAAATATTAGGTATTAATAAATCAGCAAGAACAACTACAGTGAAGCCGGCCGGTACAACATCATTAACATTAGGTACATCGTCAGGTATTCATGCATGGCACAATGATTATTATATTAGAAGAATTAGAGTTGGTAAGAATGAATCTATGTTTAAGTATTTAGCAGAACATCATCCATCATTAATTGAAGACGAATATTTCAGACCACATGATACTGCAGTGATTAGTATTCCACAAAAAGCACCTGAAGGAGCTATTATGAGAACAGAATCTCCTTTCCAATTATTAGAGAGAGTTAAAAAAGTTGCTACCGAATGGATTAAACCAGGACATAGATCCGGAAACAATACTCATAATGTATCTGCTACAATTTCATTGAGAGAACATGAATGGGATGCAGCCGGTGAGTGGATGTGGGATAATAAAGAATACTATAACGGCCTATCTGTATTACCTTATGATGGTGGAACTTATACACAAGCTCCATTTGAAGATATAGATGAATCAACATATGAAAAGATGATGGGATCATTATCAAATGTAGATTTGTCAGAAATTATTGAAACAGAAGATGAAACAGATTTGAAAGGTGAATTAGCATGTGCAGGAGGAAGTTGTGAAATTGTATAAAAATGATTGGATATACCAATTATGGGTAGAACATGTTAATAGGTCTCAAGATTATTATTGGGAGAAGGGCAAAAAGGTTATGACAAAAAAGTATCATTTAAAGAGAGGTAAGTGCTGCAACTCTGGTTGCAGACACTGCCCATACTAAAATATGAAGAAAGGTTATTCAGGTCCATATTATGTAGTAGGTAAAGATAGCAAAGAGATTTTTACATATAAGAAAGATGTTGGAAAATACTATAAAGTATATGGCACATACAAACAAATGCAAGAAAAGTTATCAAAGAAAGGTTTGATACTTACTAGAGAAATAGAGTAAAAAAGTTAAAAAAAGTTTGAAAAAGCTTTGCCTAATTGAAATATTTTTCTTATCTTTATATAAGATAAAAAGGTAAGAGATCAAGCCAGAAGTTGATCTAAAATTAAAAATTGAAAAATGAATAAAGAATTGCATTTAATGTCCTACGGAGAGTTACAAGAATTGAAAGGTCAAATTGAAACATTAATGGCTTTAAAAACGCCTGCATTAAGAGTTGGTCAAATGGTTAAAATCGATCATAGAAGATTTACAGGAGTAGAAGGTATGATTACAAAAGTTAATCGACAAAAAGTTAAAGTTGAATTAAATGGTTCTATATACAATGTTCCTAAATCAATGATAATTATATAATGAAAGATTCATGGATCATATTCGATTTGGACGGCACATTAGCCGACATCGAAAATAGAAGAAAGTTAGCAGTAAAAAGTGATGGCAAGATGGATTGGGAAATATTCTTCGCGCCAGCACTAGTCGAAACAGATGAACCAAAAGAATCTGTAATAGAAATGGCTCGTGTATTATCATCAGCCGGTCACAAGATAGCAATATTATCAGGTAGAAGTAAAGCAACTAAACAAGCAACAATGGAGTGGTTAGATAAGCATGAAGTTCCATTCGATGTTTTAAAATTGCGTCCTACCAGTCATCCATGGAAATTCATGCCAGATGATAGATTGAAACAAACATGGTTGGATGATTTATGGCCTGGAGACAAAAAAGATAATGTTGTATGTGTCTTTGATGATAGAACAAAAGTAGTCGATATGTGGCGAGAAAATGGCCTAAATTGCTTCCAAGTAGCACCTGGAGATTTTTAGAAAAAATAGGCACAAATATTTGTGCGTTTGGTAAAAATTAGTTATATTTATAATAAATTAAAAACAAGTTATATGAAAAATTTTAAGTTTAAGTTAGTCGATCTAACATTTGATATGAAGAGATTACCTTCATATGATCAAGAATATTTAAGAACAATGGTGTTCGAAACAATAGGACAGAAGTCAGTAAAAAATTCCGGTAAACAATTTAAAGATGCATATCCTCATCCTGACAACTTTACATTATTCAATGATGAAGTTGAGATGTTGAATTACATGTCCGACTTTACAGGTAAGTATGACAATACTGCATCTCATTTGTTACATGGTAAGAAGTATTATTTTGCTTGGACATATTCTGCATAAATTATTAGGATATATGAAAAATATTTCTTATATTAATTTAAAATAAGGTAAGTTATGGGTTATAGAAGTACAAAAGTTTTTGATGGTTTTAGTACAGTATTTCGTCAATGGAAAGCCGAAGGCACCCATTGTAGATTTCTGCATGGTTATGGTATATCTTTTAAAGTAACATTTGAAGGTGAATTAGATCATAGAAATTGGGTTTGGGATTTTGGTGGTATGAAAAGAGCTAAAACTCTTATAGATGGTATGCAACCGAAAGAATGGATGGATTATATGTTTGATCATACAGTTGTAGCAGCTGATGATGATCCGGCAGTAGATGTTTTAGAAGAAATGAATGAACGAGGTATTATTCAATTAAGATGGGTTGAAGCAACCGGTGCTGAAAAGTTTGCAGAGTTCATATTTCATAAACTAAATAATTTTGTAAAAGAAGAAACTAACAATCGTGTTAATGTAGCTCAGGTAGAGTTTATGGAGCATGGTAAAAATACGGCGATATATAGTGAATAAGAGAATAGAAAATTATGACAAGGTATTGCCTGTATTAGAAGTATACAGATGTGTGCAATCCGAAGGAAGTAGATTTGGTCGACCAACTATTGCAGTTAGAACTACGGGCTGTACTCATAGGTGTTATTTTGGAGAAGGTGGCTGGTGTGATAGTTGGTATACATCAATTCATCCTGAGAAAGGAACATTTACATTTCATGATATTATTAAAATATATGACGAAAATCCTCAGGTAAAAGAAATGATGTTAACAGGAGGTTCTCCTACAATGCATCCAGCATTAATAAATGAAATAACGCATTTTGCAAAAGAAAGAGGCATTATTGTTACGATTGAAACAGAAGGATCAGCATATGTTGAAACAGATTATCCATTGGACTTATTATCGATTAGTCCGAAATTTAGTAATAGTGTTCCTGTATTGGGCGCTATTACGCCAGCTGGTAAAGTGGTAGATGAAAGAATGATCAATGTTCATAATAGAAAACGATTGAATACTGATGCAATTAAGAAAATGATAGCCTTTCATAAAGATTATCATTACAAGCCAGTATGGGATGGTACAGAAGAAAACTTAAAAGAGATAGAAGATTATAGAGTTGAATTAGGTATTCCTAAAGATAAAACATATGTTATGCCAGCAGGTGATACTAGAGACCAATTGATAAAAATGTATCCTATAGTGTTTGAGATGGTAGCAGAACATGGATATAATATATCAGGTAGAGATCATATTATTGCTTATGATACAGAAAGAGGAGTATAAGGAAGCATTGAAGATATTAGATGATATTGAAGAACAGGTTGATACTTGTTGTGCAATAACAATGTTTCCTGAAGATGTTATAGAATTGATAGAAAAGTTACGTGAAATATTAAAAAATGGAGAAAAATATGAAAATGAAACCAATGGGTGATCAGCTTTTACTAAAAGCTCATGAAACTCAGACAAAAACTAAGTCAGGTATTATCTTGACAGCGACAAATGATGTTTATGGATATGCAGATGTTATCGATGCAGGTCCAGGTTTATTTACACAGACTGGTGATAGAATTCCAATGACTGTAAAAAAAGGTGATACTGTTTTAGCACCTGTAAGTAAACTATCAGGTAAAAATGGTAACCAAATTAAATTAGAAGATAATACTTACGTGTTAGTTCGTGAATCAGAAATAGCAATGGTAAGTGATAATTCGTAATAATAAAACTGAAGAATTATGTGTAAGAATATAGAACTAGTAAAGGCAGGTTATGCCAACGGTGCAGCTGAAGGCCGTCCTCTGACAGCAGAGGAAAAACAAGCAATGATAGCAGATGCAGAAATAGCATTTGGTAAATTTTTAGATGCATTGAAAGTAGATTGGAAAAATGATCCAAACTCAGATAAGACTCCATATAGAGTTGCAAAAGCATATGTAAATGATTTATGGGCAGGTAGATATGAAGCTCCTCCTGCAATAACAACATTTCCTAGTGATGGATATGATGGAATGGTATTTGAAGGTGGTATTCCATTAACTTCAATGTGTTCTCATCATCATCAAACTATTATGGGTGTAGTACATGTTGCTTATATTCCAGGTAAGGATAGTCATGTAATTGGTTTATCAAAATTAAATAGATTAGTAGAACATTTTGGTAGAAGAGGTGCAATTCAAGAACAATTGACAGTTGCAATTCATCATGCAGTTAATTCTATTATCGAAGACAATAATGGAGTAGCAGTTATGATAGATGCAACTCATAATTGTGTACAATGTAGAGGTGTTAAACATGGTGGTGCAAGTATGAAGACAAGTAAGCTGACTGGCGCATTTAAAAATGATCCATCAACGAGATCTGAATATTACGAATTTATAAAAGGTTACAACTAATGGAAATACTCATACCAGAATATAAAATAGAAAGACGTGTTAGAGCATTGGCTCATAAGATATCGGAAGAACATAAAGAATCAGGAAATGATCTACCTCCGGTAATGATATGTGTACTGAATGGTGGATATGCATTTTTTGCAGATCTAATGAAGGATATGGGTATTGATGTTCAAATGGATTTTATCCGACCAAAGTCATATGAAGGACAGGACAATTCAGGTGGAGTTAAATTTACAAAAGAATTAGAAATTCATTGTAAAGGAAAACGTGTTTATATTATAGATGATATAATTGATACAGGTAATACAATGTTTGAAATATTATTAAGAGTTAATGATATGATGCCTGCGGATGTAAAAGTTGTTACATTATTAAAACGAAAAGAAGATAGTCCCCCAGTCGATCATTTTTGTTTTGAAATTGATAAAGAATGGGTGGTAGGTTACGGATTAGATGATAATTCATTAAAAAGAAATTATAGAAATATTTACAAAATTAATTAATATGGCGAAAGAAAGAACGTTAGATGAACTTAGGCAAACAAAAGAATATGGTTACAAACCACCTAGGCCTAAGAAGAAAAGAAAAAAGAAACAACCAAAAGATGCGTATTGGGCATACAAAGATACTAAAGTTAAAAGAGCAAGGGGTGTTGAAATTAATGGACATAAGATTCCAGATCCAAAATTACATCAACAAGTTAGTTTTATTAAATCAGGTATCCGTATTTTAGGATATGCAGCATTATGGTGGAGTATTGATATTGCAGCTACATTACTAATCTTGTCAGAAGTAGTTGGTATTGGAGAAGAATTAGTTTAATGTATCAGGCAGTAGCGTATCATAAACGTACTAACAAAGTACATATCTGGGATGACAAAAAAGGTCATATCACAGTTAACTATAAACCATATGCTTATAGAAAAGCTACATATGGTAACATGGTTGCATTGGACGGTGCAACAGTTCAGAGAGTAGATAATCCAGGTCCAGAAGAACAAGGATTATATGAAAACGATTTGAATCCTGAAATGAGAACATTGATTGATTTGTATACCGATTCGGATGAAGCATCAACAGGTCATAAAGTTCTATTTATTGATATCGAGGTAGATATTGCATCAGGATTTCCTACACCAGAAGAAGCTCAGAATGAGGTTACTTCAATTGCAATTTATGATGAGGCAGGTGATCAACGACATGTATGGATATTAGATAAAGATCAAGTAGTAGAAAATATATCTAATCCAGGATATGAAGTTACATCTTGTCATGATGAACATACATTGTTAAGTAAATTTTTGTTTAAGTATTATGAAATACAACCAACAATTATTACTGGATGGAATATAGACTTCTTTGATATTCCTTATTTATATAACAGAATGGTTAAAATATTAGGAGAACAACAAGCAAGAACAATGTCTCCTATCAAAGATGTTATATGGCTGAAACATAGAAACAGATACAGGATATCAGGAGTTTCATGTTTAGATTATATGGCATTGTATAAAAACTTTACATATTCTCAAGAATCAAGTTATTCACTTGAAGCTATATCACAAAAAGAATTAGGTAAAGGTAAAATGAAATATGAAGGAACTTTGGATGATTTGATGAAAAATGATATTCAAGGTTATGTCGATTATAACATGAATGATGTTGATCTAGTATATGAAATTGATCAGAAAATGAAATTGATTGACTTGGCTAGAAGTATATGTCATAAAGGGCATGTTCCATATGAAGACTTTTTATTTCCTACAAGATATTTAGATGGTGCGGCGTTAACATATATGAAGCGATTGAATATTGTTTCGCCGAGCAGACCACCCCGATCGAGCGAGGCGCTCAACCTATTAGGAGCATATGTAAAGGCACCAAATGCCGGCCGTTATAAATGGGTATATGACCTTGACTTAACATCACTGTATCCTAGTATCATAATGACACTTAATATATCCCCAGAAACAAAAGTTACAAAATTAGATAACTTTGATAGTAAAGGATATATTAAGAATACAGGACAACATTACTCTGATCAATGGAATGGATGGGAGACTAGTCAAGACCTAAGAGATTATCTAGAAAAGAACAAATATTCTATTGCAGCTAATGGAGTTGTATATGATACACAAATCAAAGGATTCCTTCCAAGTATTTTGGATAACTGGTTTAAAGAACGTGTTGAATATAAAGATCTGAGAAAGAAGTATGAGAAAGAAGGTGATGATGCAAAGGCAGAATATTATGATAGGATGCAATTGGTAACTAAGATTCTTCTAAATTCATTTTACGGAGTTTTAGGAAATCCTAGTTTTAGATTCTTCGATCCAGATAACGCAACTGCAATTACTAGTACAGGACAACAATTGATTAAGTTTACTGCAGATATTGGTAATAAATTTTATGCTAATGAATTAGGTCAAAAGAAAGATCATAACATTTATATTGATACGGACTCTGTATTCTTTTCTTCATTGCCGTTGATTAAAAAACGATATCCAGATTTTGACATTACGGATGAAGATTGGATGGCAGAAAAGACGATCGCAATTGCAGATGAAGTTCAGAACTTTATTAATAGGTCATATGACATCTATGGCAAACGATTTCATAATGTTGATGTACATAGATTTGATATTAAAAAAGAGAATGTAGCAAAAGCTGGATTGTGGATTGCTAAGAAAAGATATGCTCAATGGATTATAAATGTAGAAGGACATACTGTATCTAAATTAGATGTTAAAGGTTTAGATGTCGTTCGATCATCCTTTCCACCATCATTCAGAAGATTTATGGCAGAAGTATTAGAAGATATGTTGAATGATATTGATAAAGTAACATTAGATGAAAAGATCTTGAACTTTAAAGAACACATGAAAACATTAGATCTGATGGAAGTTATGTTCCCTATAGGAGTTAAAAATGTTAAGAAGTATACAAGAAAAGGAGATGCGCCATTTGCAGTAAGAATGAAAGGAACTCCAGTCCATGTTAAATCAGCATTAAATTATAATGATATGTTACGTCATCATAAGATAAGGACTATTAGAGGAATTATAAATGGCGAAAAGATTAAATGGACATATCTCAAACCAAATTCAATGAACTTAGATACTATGGCATTGAAAGGTTTTGAAGATCCTGCGCCGATTGAAAAATTTGTGCAGGACAATATAGACTATGACAAGATATTCAAATCTGCATTTGCAAATAAATTGAATGACTTTTATAGTGCAATGAAATGGGGACAGATTCCTGAAAACAATAACTTAGGAAAGTTTTTCTCTTTTTAACTAGGATAATTGAAAAAGATTTATTATATTATTAAAATAATAAGAAGATATGATAGGATTTAGAAAGTATTGGTATGGTAAAGAATGTGAAGGCAGATTAACAGATGTTGAAACATTATTCATTGCAGATATAGACGTGAAGGGTCTTGATATGGAAAAGGCTCCTCATATCTATTTTTGTTCTCCTGCGGTTAGACAATTGATAAAAGGTAAAGGAGATTTGAATTGGGACTGGTTGAATTCGTTTATTGATAGAACAGGTATTACAATTAGTTTAGAATGCGAACCTGGCATGTTAAAAGAAGTTCCGCCTATGATGAGAATCAAAACTCATATCATGTATATGATGAATGAAGAAGAAGTAGGTTTATTAAAACAAAATGATAGTGTAAAGGTTATATATGCTCCGTATAGTTTATATTGTGCAAGTATACAAAATATGCAGCAAGTTACGCCTGATGATTATAAATACGATAGATATGAATAATATTTGGATAGTAGACTTAGAAGCAGTCGAAACAAGATATACTGGTCAATGGAAATTACATTTTCCAGAATTGATGCGAGTAATGGCATTTGGAGAATATAATGTAGAAGTTATAGAAGGTCCTACAGATATTCCTGATGCAACTACTCCCGGTGCATTTTTAAACTTTGGTGGTACTAATGTTTACAAAAGTGCTCAGATGGTTAAGATAGGTAGATTGTTTTGTGACAATAAAGTAAAGCCAGGAGATCATTTTATTTATACAGATGCATGGAATCCAAGTATCATTCAATTGAAGTATATGAGTCAGTTGTTAGATATTCCGATTAAGATTCATGGATTGTGGCATGCAGGTAATTATGATCCAAATGACTTTCTAGGTAGATTAATTAAAGATGAATGGGTGAAAACATTTGAAAAGTCGTTAGCACAAACAATAGATTATAATTGGTTTGCATCAGATGATCATTTAAACATGTTCAGAGAAAATTTTGGTTATGATAATATAGAATGTTTTAGAACAGGATGGCCGATGGAGTATCTTAAAAAGATGTTTACTCCTAAAGAAAAAGAGAATATAATATTATTTCCACATAGAGTAGCTCCAGAAAAGCAACCTGAGATATTTAAAGATCTAGCAAAAGAATTGCCTGAGTATGAGTTTATTATATGTCAAGAGCATAATTTTACAAAAGATGAATATCATAGTTTATTAGAAAGATCTAAAATGGTATTCTCTGCAAACCTTCAAGAGACGTTAGGTATCTCATGTTACGAAGGTGCATTATCAGGTGCTATTCCAATGGTGCCAGATAGATTGAGTTATACAGAAATGTATTCTGAAGATTTCAAATATCCGAGTGAGTGGACAGAGTCTTGGGAATCATATCTTAAACATAAAGATCATTTGATACGAGAAATTCGTATATGGATGGAACGTTATGATACAATTGCCGAAACAGGTAAAATAGAAGAATTAGCTAATAATTTACATGAGAATTATTTTTCATGTAATGGATTAAAAAAGGTGTTATTTAATGGAGAATAAAGAAAAACAAAAAGAGTTTATTTACTTCCCGTCTTTATCAGCCGGCGGCTTTGCGTCGTCGCTGATTAAAGACCAAAAACTATCATCAGGTGTTCCTTGTAGGTTTTATTCAGATGAATATCCAGAAGAGTTTAGACATAAATATTTCTTGGTAACTGCAGGACATTACTATAAGAAAATGGATATTAGACAACAGATGGGTCTAGGGGATGATGTGTTAGTTTTCGGTGATTCAGGAGGTTATCAGATTGCAACAGGTGCATTGAAGTATAGTAATGATTTAAGAGAAAAAATATTTCATTGGTTAGAAGCTAATTCAGATGTAGCTGCTAATTTAGATATACCACCTAAGACAGTATATGAAAATAAATTTTATGAATGTGCAGATATCAGTTATGATAATTTTGCATGGTTCGAAAAGAATCAATCAGGTAAGACAAAGTTCTTAAATATGTTACAAGGTTCCAATCCGCAGGAGTATGATTGGTGGTATCATAAATTTAAGCATTTTGAATTTAGTGGTTGGGCAATTGGAGGTCCTCAAAAGTTAGTTGACTTTATGTGGGCATTAGCTTTGATGTTGAAAAATAGAGAGTTTGAAAATACCAATTTAGAATATTTGCATTTATTAGGTATTTCAAAAATATCAGACTTCTTTATATTATCAACAATACAAAAGTTATTAAACAAACATTATGGTAATAGAATCGTAGTAACAACAGATTCTAGTTCACCTGGTCAATATCCTGTATATGGGACATTTTTGCATTCACATAACTTTAAGAAGTTATCATTTACGGATGTGTATATGCCAAAGCCAGACAAAGATAAAGATGGAAATCCGATTCCATTATCAGAATCAAAGATTCCAGATTTGCAGCCAGACTTGTTAGTTCCTGATAGTTTAGGAGATCCTGCATGCCAAGACTTTACATGGGGTATGTTAGATGATTATAATAAACAAGCAGTTCCAAGAATGGTGTTACATAATGTACATGTATTTCAAGATACAATTAAGGAAGTAAACAAATTGGTTGCAGCTCATAGAGATGTTGCTCAATATGTTGTTCCAAATAATTTAGCTGCAGTATTGAAAAGTATATACGAAATGTTCGAAGATCCAGATGCAGCGATTACTACTTATGAAAAGTATAAACAATACTATCAGAGGTTTGGAGGACAAAGTATTACAACTATTAATAAAGATATATTTAATCAATTTTTTAAAGAAAAGGTAGAACAATGAAAAAAAGCGACTTATTAAATTTCGTAGGCCGATATCATTTGGCCGGAGCGACTACATCAGTTAAGTGGAATGCAAA